ATACTAGCCATTCAACCTTTTCTAAGTATTTAGACAAAAAAAGAGACCCCCGAAGGAGTCTCTTGAGAAATATAAGCATCTCGCTTACATGAGGTTCTTAACAGCAACACGTCTGTAGTAGCGGTTAGCGTTAATATGGAGGTTACCCATACCTTGACCTTTACCATCTGCAAATGGGTTCGCAACGATTCCGTAACGAGTCTTAAAGCCAATTTTTGGTTGGAAACTATTCTCTCCAACTGCACGAACCATCTGTAGTGGAACGTATGGGCAGTAGAACAGACCAGCATC